TACTCTTGTACTTCTAGTCGCAGTTCTACCTGTCCAGTTAGTTTCCCAAGCATTCCAAACAATTGGTGCCAATCCAGTTTGTGGATCAAGATTTTCTGTACGGGCAAGCAACTCAAGAGTTGAACTGTAATCTCCTTCAACATCAATAATTTTTGCTCTTAATCTTGCAGTATCTACCCAGGTGTCAGAGGCTGGGGTCAGTTCCATTGAACCTTTCCAGAAACTTATCAAAAATGGTGTTACACTTTCAGTTCTAGTGGCAAAAGATTGTTTTAACCATTCAACTTCTGCATAATCTAGAGTTATCACATCATTTTGTTTCCTTACATTATTACCTTCAATTGATGCAAAATTTAAATCTGCAGTTGTGTCATTATTAACTACAGGTCCATTAATTAAATCAACCAAGTTTGTATAGTGAGTTGGTCTAGTTTCTTTTTTCTCAATATCAATACTATTTTTGATAAATCTTTCTTCTTGAGGTGTAAAAGAAGCAAAATTATCAACAAAGAATCCAGACTTAAATCGGTTTAAACCATCAGCATCAGCAACAAAAAGGTTTGCTGTATTAGTTTCAAGCATCGAGAGCGATGTATAATACTCAAGATTTTTAATCCTATCTTCAAGTTTATTGATATCTTGCATTCGATATCTCTTATGCGAGGTATATCTTAGAGATGCCTGAGAAAGATTATACAAATATGGGGGTAGGACAACTTCACAGATTTCTATTGCATCATCAACGACACTAGGCGGTTCTGGTCTATCTGATGGAATTCCATACTTAACCTGGAAAACTCCGTCTTTTGTCAAGAAAATTCTATCGATTCTTCCAAGATAGTATGCAAAATCAATAAAGATAGACTCGTTTGAAGCCAAAATGTTCTGGGCAGAATCACCAGAACCAGTAAATACTCTTCCTAAAAATTCAAGTGGTGATCTATCACCTTCAGATACACTTGCAATAGAACTTACTCTTGGTCTAATGTCAATAATATCACTATTTTGCACATCAACTACGTGACCAATCTCTGATGTGTAATTAAAGTTGTCATAAGAACCAACTGTGGTAATGTCACCGTCATCTGTGCTTTCGTATGAAGCACTCTTATAATAAACTCTTAATTTTCTTGTAGGTTCAGAGGAGTCTTGTTTTCTTCTAATCTGTCCATAATCATAGAAAGTCTGTTCTTGACCGTTTGTGAATACAAAGTTAGTAGAAACATCAAAACTAGAGGCGTCAACTGAATTTACAACAGCGTTAATTCCAGTCTCTGATGAAGTTATTGTTTCACCCTCACTAAACAAAATATCATTCTTATAAACGAAGGAAATTTTAGAATCAACAATTGAAGTCTTCTCAGCAATAATTGCAGATGCGCCAGAATCTTGACCAATAATTAATTCACCGACTGTAAATTCATTAATAGTTGAAGAAGAACTAGTGATTGATTGTAAAGTGAGTGTCGGAGCAGAAGGATTTGATGTATCTGCAGATTCAAAAATTCCATGAATTTCAATTACATCAGGAGCATTAAGTGAAATTTTTTCATCTTGGACTCTAGTTCCAAAAGGATAATTTCCATAGGTAAGTCCATCATTAAGTGTTGTTGTTCCAATACCAGAACCAACATTTTTTGATTTATCAACAATGATAGACTGAACTCTATTTCTTACTTTAATTTTTGCTTTTGGTTTTCTCTTTCTAAGAGTAGCGATCAAAGTTGATCCAGTATCATTAGTACCAAGACCGTTGATTTGAAGAGTGCTTTTTCCTCCAGGAGCAGTAATGGTAAATTTGTCAGCAGTTAATTCTTCAGTTGTTCCATCCTCTCTAATAAGTGAATATCTTTGAGGAGTGAATGGTAAAAACACCTCATTGTCATCAGCAGTAATTGTGCTGGATAATTTATTGCTTGCAATATTGACGTTAAACGTTTTTCTTATTGTTAAGATAGCGTCAGTAAGATTTACGCTTTCAACATTTGATTTAGGAAGTCTCGTATATAAAGAATTATCAGTTGACGGATCAAGAGGCGTAGTCAATACTTTAAAATCAGTTACATCTGTATTGGCAGACGGTAATTTACCACCAAAAATTCCAGTTACAGTAGTAACACCTACAATTTCAATATGAGAAGAACCGACGCTTACAACTCTACCAGCGATAGGATCATTATCATCACCTATGACTGATGCAAGGTCACTATATTGAATCAGACTATTCAGTTTAATCGCTGTTCCTGGGAACAAAGGATTAGTACTGGTTACTGTACTGATTCCTCCTTGATCTCTTGGGGTAATTCTTGCAACACCAACGTCAAGAGCAACTGATTGAACAGTATCAGCACTAAATGTGTGAATTCCAGTTGTTCCATCTGTAGTTCCAAATACAGACTTTATATCTCCAATACCATGAGATGTCGCAGCGATTGCAATTCTACCATCTAATATTCCATCAAAGAACAAAGGTTCATTTGCAATGAACTCACCTTGTGTTTCATAAAGAGTAACGGTTTTGCTATTAGATACTGCTGATCTAATGAATGCAGTTGCGCCACTTCTTTGTCCCTTGACAAATGTGGGAACAGAGAGACTGGTTGCTTGATTTAATGTCATTGTAGTAAATGACTGAACATCATATAGAGAGATACCCCACTGATTTAAATCTGCATTTGCAGTGTCATACGCACCTGATTCAATTTTAAAGTCGTAAACTCTTGCTAAACCAATCTCATTTCCAGGAGCAGTTTCTGCACTTGTCCCAACTCTCTGATCTCTAAGACTTAAAACATAAGTGCTACCAATGCCAACAGATGGAGTTCTATGAACATTATCAAGTTTAAGAGTTGATCCTGTGTTATAAATTATTGTCTGATCTTCAATTGTTTTTGTAGTTCTTGGTTTATCAACATCTAAGTAAGTTGAATTAATAGTTTCAATATCATAACCTCTTACAAACGCTCTTCCAGATGACAGTCTGTACAGTGCAAGATCATCTGAAGGGGCAGATCCACCATATGTGAATTGTCCAGCATTGTATATTCCACCATTCCCTTCATTATTATTCAAAGACTCCTTTAACGTAACATCAAAAGGTCTCACATAGTAATCACCAGATTCAGCAAATGTTCTTCTCGCTAGAACATCTCCAATGTCATCATATCCAGGACCTGCTCCGTTAAATCCTGTTTTTTTGGTGACCGTTCGTAAAACTCCATTTACGACAGTTGCTAACTCAACAAATGATCCATCATCAAAATTATCTAAAGATTTTTTAATTAATGATGTGCTAATTTTAAGTCTATCTGCACCAGGTGCAGCATAATTATTAAATCCCTGAGAATTATCATTTAGAGTTTCATCTAAATCTGCTGTAATAATCTCTTCATTAACAAATAGACCAATCCTATAATTAGGATTAGTTCCATATTGATCAAGAACTAAAGTCTCTGTATCAACATTGACAAAGTTGCCTCTAATAAAATATACACCATTTACAATGGAAAAAGCAGATCCAGTTTGTGCAGCATCATTTGATAATGTGACTCCAAAAGGAGCTCCAGCACTGATTGTGCTGTTGCCTAAGAGACCTGAGGTGATGATTTCATTACATGCTAATTCCTCACCATCACTAAAATTTTGAGTTGAGTTATTAGTCGTGCTTGAATCCAAGTAATTAATATAAAGCGTTAAATTACCTCTCTCCGAATCCTCTGGAAGAAGAACAGAATCAACGAAAGCAGTCACACCTGATGTGAGACCAGTAATCTTAGTACCAACAAGTTGTTCTGCGTATGCAGATACGGGCACTCCTTGAAATGTGTTAACTAACTGAATACAATAATAAAACCTACTATATGTTGTATTACCCGGAATTACCTTTTCACCCTCTTTAAAGAAATGCTGACCAAATCTTTCGACTTGGTTTTGCAGAATCGATTGAAGAGATGTTAGTTCCCTAGCCTGGACAGCGTATCCAGGTTTAAACAGCACCTTATGAAAATCATTAGATGGATCAAAGTCATCAAAATATGGTGCTACGTTGAGGTTCGTCTGCTGTGGCATAATTCTTTAGAACTGCAAAACAATTTTGATATCTTCTTTTTGGTTTGATGACCTTGTTATTGATGGTCTGTTATCAACATAAACAATGTTACCTGCATATTTTTTCACTTCTGCAGGTGCAATACCATCCGTAAAAGTAAGACCAAGATTATATGTCCTACTATTTATTGTGGTTTGAATACCGCTAAAGTTAGTGTCAATTTGCAAATCCACACCAGATGTAGGAGTGATTGTCAAACTACCTCCAGTTCCTGGAGCAGATGTAAATTCTGTTAAATCAAATCCATAAGTAGGAGTCGTTTGAGCAGTTCCAACAGTGTTGAATCCTGCAACAGTTCTATCTTGCCAATACTTTAACACACCAGTTGTTTGATTATAACTAATGACTCGACCCTGAGCAGTTGTTCCAGTTGAAACAGTTTGAGTGAAATATGAGTCTGCAGTAAAAGCAGCAGAACTGTATCCTGCTCCTGCTAATCTTAAAGCACCAACTGCACTTGCTTTATCAGCAGACAATAAAGTGTCTGACGTTGTTCTAGGATTTTCTACAAGACCAACTCTGGCAATTTGATTTCCTGTGATAAAATCAGGATTATCATTATCGTTTTCAATTCTAGAGTAAAGAAGAACATTTGTTGCTCCCAATTCTCTGTAGATATCGGCACCATGACCACCTTGAGGAGATATAATAACATCAAAAGTAGGTCTAGTTGTTCCAGTTGGAACGTTTCCTGCCGTTAAGTCTACATTACCATAAGTATATCCAGATCCTTGATTAGTTATTGTGACTGAATCAACCCTTTGATCATTTGTGGTCACAATAGTGCATTCTGCACCAGTTCCATCACCTTTGATAGGAACATTAGCATAACGTGTAGCACCTACAGGTCCAACACCTGCTCCTCTATCAGTGATAGTCGCAACTTTAATTGAACCATCAACAGCATTATCCCTTACAAGTGCATCCTCAGTATTTGATTCCCAATTTAAAGGAACGGGCATAAAAGCAGTTGCTTCAAACTTTACAATGTCACTGGGTTTGATTGAATAAAGATATTTCCAAAGATAACCATCACCACTTGTTCCTGCTGCTCTAGGTTCTAAATCAATATGGGTAGGTTCATCTAAAGATGGTTTACCATTTGGCGTATCAGGAGTCGTCCCGTTTTGAATACAAATATAAACTCTAAAATCACTATTAATTACATAATATGAGGCAGCGTATAAATTGGTCGCACCACTAACTTTAGCAGTATTAGTTCTACTGTAATCATGACGATACATGTCATAAGTTGTACCTGAGGACCAATTCCTTTTGGTGACAACTTGCCTAACATCAGATGCGTTTATCTTCTTTAACGCAACCATAGAATCCCAATATTGATTCTCATCATCAAAACTATCTTTTGGTGATGGAGGGTCTTGATCCCACGTAGAACTATAATCAGTTGCGTTTGTCAATCCAATGAAAGAATAATATGCATTAGTAGATGTGGTTACACCTGCAATAAAATTCTTAGCGTTTAATATCCTTATTTGATCAGTTATAATTGCAGCCATTGGACATAGTTTTTTCTTTATTTATTAGTGTCAAATGTCATAATCTTTAAACCTCAGTGATTTAGATCTTTGAACAAAGGTGGAGGTTGTAATGCCTCCAATACCGCCTGTCGTAAATGCACTGTAAGAGGTTACTTTAGATCTTGACTTGAGATCTATTCTTCCCCAACTAAATTCACCAAATGAATTGGATGTTTGAATACCCGTTCCATAGGGGAAGTTATTGTCAACATTGACAAATACTCTAGTAATATGTGAAGTGCCGATTCCTACACCCTCAGAGTTAACTCCTGTTGGTCTATAAACGGTTTCTGCACTTTGTACAAAGTATATATTATCTATATTTGAAGTTCCAATTCCAACCGTATTGCCAGACGTATCAAGAGAAGTAATCGAAGTTGCGGCAGATCCAACATTTGAATTAAATACCATAAAATAATCACCGGAACTCAGTGAACTTGCTGTAACCGCTGTTGCAACAATATCAGTGTTATACCCGACATTTCTTAAGAAAGAATTAAGGGGAATATGTAGATCAAAGATAAACTGAGTTGTTCCAATTCCTACAGATGTGGTGCCAAATCCAACAATAACTCCATTATCACCATTGAATGAATTAACTTCATTTTCTTCAACTCCTCTTGTAGGAGGACTGAAGAGGACAAGAGGAGGATTGGTTTGTGTGTAACCAAGACCAGGGTTAGTGATGGCTACGCCAGTAATTGTTCCTGCAGCACCTATTGTGACAGTTCCAAGCGCAGTTGTAGTGGTTCCAATACCAACACCATTTGTGCTTGCAAAACTGACTTGTGCCGTTGAATAACCAACACCACCAGTAGAGATTGCTACCGAGGTAATTGTTCCTGCGATGGAAACAATTGCAGTTCCTGCTGCTGAAACTTTATCATCCTGAGGAATAAATTTGACTTTATCCTGGAAAGTAAGATTTGTCTTGTCAACAATTTCATTGCGAATATTGAAAAGAGGTCTAAGGGTATCAACATAAATTTGTGTTGAACCAACAGCGACTGTTTTGATAATATGTGCTGTAGGGTTAACCACTGGTTCATAAAGTTCTCTTTCTTTTCCAACTTCTTTCTCATTAATAATCTTATCTTCAGTTTGTCTACACCAAACAACAGGTCTTAACAAGGCAGTGTTTTGAATATTGCCTGGACCAGCGTATGGGTTTGTCTCTGCAATATCGGTTCCAGAAACAAAGTTGACAGATCTCACCTCTTCATTTGTAAAGATATCATTATTTTGAATCTGCAGAGTATCACCTTCTTTTACAGTCTCAATAATTTCTCTCAGCACAACATCTTGAGCACCAGTTCCCTTATAGAAGATAATTTCAACAGTGTCACCAATTTTAGGTGCTTCTGTAAATTCAATTTGAGAACCTCCAGTAAACACATAACCCTGACCAGGAACTTGAAGGATGTTATTAACAAATACAAGCAGAACGTCTTGAACATTAACTTTGGATCCCTTTCCTGCCACGATGGAGGTAACAACTCCATCAACTTCAATTGGGAAGTTAGTTCTTGTTCCGTTGATAAATTTTTCAACATTATCCATGACTTGCAATTCA